CACCCAAATGCGCCATCTCGTTCATGCGTGAACCTCGCTCGACATTTTACCCTGCAACGTCAACTGGCTGACCAGTTCGGGCAACACCGTCAGCACCTTCAACTTGGGCAACACCTTCTGCTCAAGCAAAATATCAACCGGCGTATTTGCTGGCTTGGTATGCTCAATCAACGTCGGAATGGCCCTCGCACGCCACCAAATAGCCGCCGTGCAAAGCGGAAACCGCACATCCCACAGTTCATCCCTGTGCTTGCGCTTCCACTTTTGATCGTCAACGCAACAACTCTGCAAGTAAACCCCATCCACATCCTCATCCACCTTGGCGCGGATAGCAGCCCACTTTTCCAGAAAGTTTTCCGGTAAAACCACATCATCCTCGAACACCATGAACTCGTCCGCTTGGTCATGCTCCGCCAGGTTCCAAGCCATGTGATGGCTCAACACCAGCGCCGTAACACCCCGCGTTACAAAGTAATCCGAGTGCATCGGTATCTCAGACTTGATCTGCATCGACTTGCCGTAGATGCCCCAGACCCAAGTTACCGGAACGCCTTCGCGCTCAAATTCTTGCTGAACGCGCGCCGTACGTTCAGGCGTTTCACGCAGCGAAATACAATAATACTTCATTCAGCCGCATCCCTAAACAAGTCACCCTGTCGCTGGGCTTCCTCTATCCGGCGACAGGCAATATCGAAATACTTGGGCTCCATCTCAATTCCAACAAACGGATGGCGCATTTGCACCGCCGCGACACCAGTTGAACCGCTGCCCATGTAGGGGTCTAGGATGGTGCCGCCATCGGGAACTTTGGCTTGCTGGATGCACCAAAGCATGAGGGGTACGGGCTTTTGCGTGGGGTGTTCCTTGCCTTCGGTGGCAAGTTGACCGTGGGAATAGTTGAAGGCGCGGATTGGCTGATCAAGGTTCGTCCACGCTAATTCAAGATGCCCGCTACTAAATTCACGAATAATTTTATCCCACGCAAGCCACCCGCGTTGCGCGGGCAAATCGTAGTAGTTGCCACCCCAAATAATGCAGATATTAGCAATCGCTGGCAATTCATGGACAAACTCGGCGCGATGCGCGTCCCATCCACCACCAACATCAAGCCCATCACGATGTCGCAAAGGCCATTTCTTCGCTCCACCTTGCCACTTATCGCCCAACCCATAAGGCGGATCAGTAATCACCGCCGCTGGCCTTTCCAGCGACGGCGCAATTTCGCGGCAATCGCCTAGATACAGCGTCGCCAGCCCTATCTTTTCGACTCTCACTTCTTCTTCGCCGCCGCCATGTTGTCGATCAGATTGGGATACGGGCGCCCCGCTGCCTTGGCCCTGGACATCGCCGCAGCCTTCTTGCCAGGCGACAACTTCTTCGGCTTCGGCAAACCCTTGGGCCGATCTTTGTCCCATACTTCTTTCATCAGACTACCCCTTTCACATTCCGCCGGATTGGCTGGCCCCACCTTATAGCATACCCACCACCACCACTGGCTACCGCCGCCGTGGTGGCGAAGGTAAGACAAAAGGCGTCCGCCTTGTCGGGTGATCTTCCTAGCCTGCGCTTCATGTGCGCCTTCGGCTCAATCTGTATCTTGCCCGCACTCGTCACCGTGTACAGCGGGCCACACAACTCATCCACCAAAGCCTCATCATTGGGAATGGTGCAATCCCGCTGCTCAAACCACTCCCTGGCCTTCCACCAGAGTTCGTCTCGTAGCCTGCTGAAGCGGTGCCCATCCAATGCTGGCAACTCGGCAACATTGATCCCACGGACAGGAAGGTTAAGTTCTCTAAGCCGATCCACCACACCCGCGCCCAAGCCAATCACGTCAACCAAGATTTCCTGGGGCCGCATCCCGCCAGGCGTGGCATCCCACTCCACCTTGATCATGCCGCAAGTCTCCATCAAATCCTTGCCGCGCCACATCTTAATCGGCTCGGTGATCGCATTGCCCCGGCGCTTGGCCAGGGTAGTGCTGTCATCGCCAAATCTTGCAACGTCCAATCCCCATACCACGGGCGCCGTTTGGCTGGGTTCCACCTGTCTAGTAGTGGCAGATTCTATGAGATGCCGCGCAATCAACGCATCGTCGTCGCCACTGGGGAACTCACCAAGCACCCGAACGCGGTACTGGTTTGACCCGTCGCCATACTGGGACGCCATATCTTCCAAGAACGCCTTGTCCACCGTGTCCGCATCATGACAACTAACCCGCTTGCCCCACCACCGCTTGCGGTTCTTGTTGAACGCATCATAGAAATAACCCTGGCTGCGCGTGGGGTTCCCGGTCATTACCACCTTGGCGCCCTCAGTGGACAAGGCGCCTTGGCCGACCTCGAACACGATGTCGGGAACGCCAGATGCCTCATCAATCACAAAGAGGAGGTTTTCGGAGTGGAACCCCTGCAAGGCTTCCGGTTGTTCCCGGCGACTGGTTCTGGCCACTGCAAAGCTGTCAGGGACGCCAGCCAACTCGATCTTGTCAGACTTGATCTCCAACAAGCGCCGCATTCCCTCGGGCAGCTTGCGGTGCCATTTGCCAATCTCGGACCACAAGACATCGGATAACTGGTGCGCGGTGTTGGCGGTGCAAACGACCTTGGTTGGCAGTCTGGTGAGGAGCCACCATAACACCAGCCAGGACAAGAACGCTGTTTTGCCGACGCCATGGCCAGAGCGAATCGCCACACGGTCATTACTGGCAATCGCCCTAAGAGCGTCCGCCTGCCACTTTTGCGGGGTGGCGCCAAGCATGGATTCGACGAATAAGACGGGGTCCGTTGCCAACTGCTCGATAATCGCCGCCTGTTCGTCGGCAGTGGGGGCGGCAGGGGGTGGGGGTGCTATTGGGCCTGTGTCTTGGTACGCTGGGGGTGGGGCTTGGACGCCATTGGTCTCCGCTTCGGCAGCGGCTCGCGCCGCCGCCTCCGCTGCTAGTCTAGCCCGCCGTTTGGGTCTGCCTGCCATGAGAGCCTGATTCTATCCTAAATTTTCACGGGGGGTAAAGGGACGTTTTGCCTTTTTGCCCCCACCCCACGGGGGGGGGTGAAAGAAGCATATGGCCCTGGCCAGCCCGCCCCCCCGGTTTTTTCGAAGGGGGGGGCTGGGCGGTGGGGTGGCAGAATGGCCGGAAACCCGTGGAACCGCATAAGGTCCATTATGTAAAATTCCACGCTAACCCTTTGATTTCATTCGCTTCTTCGGTTTGCTTGTAACGGCATCATTTCCTATTTTTTGGATAACGTCGCCCGTCTCTGGATCAACATCAACTATTTGATTTCGTTGCTTTTCTTCTTTGATCCGCTGATTAATGCGCTGGGACGCAACGCGCAGGGCTTCAACATAGCTTTCGCCCACTTCCACCTGATGCTGTACCTTGTCGCCATAAACCCTAGGCGCAATCTTTCCGACGTACCAGCGTCTTGCATCGAATTTTAACCGGGCGCGCTGCGGATCGTCCGTATTATTTTCGGTTGCCTCTTTGATCGCCGTTTCAGCGATGACGTGGGCCATCCGCTCACGGGCGCGCGCGTAATCCTGCCACCACTTCGGGTCTGCCAGCCAGCGATTGATCACGCTGGCGCTTGGCATCCCCTCAATGCGGTAAATATCCACCATCAGGACACCTTTGCCGAGTAGTTCCAGTATCTTCGGCATATGCTCGTCATCGATCCAGATCGGCGTCAACCTACCCACGTCATACCCCTCTCGCCATTCAGGTGCGCTCATAGTGCGCCCCTAACCGTTCTAACGCCTGCACCACCTGGCCAGCCGCCTTTGCCACCTCAAGCCCTTTACACTCAGCCCAGCCCGTCACCGTGCCATGGCTAAGAACCGTCCAAGCCAGCGCAGGCATAGCGGTACTACCAACCGCCCTAGAAGCCCTTAGATACGCCTCACGCGCCCCAAGCCTCCCTGCCTGCCCCGCATAATAATCATCTCGCAGCCGCTTTGCAGCGGCATACAGCGCCTCGCTAATCATACCCCTCGCCAGCATTACATCTGGCGCCCAATACCTCTCCGTCACAAGCGTACAGCCTTCCTGAATATCCGGCCCGAAGTCTATGCGTTCTGCCTCGAATGCCCGGATCATGCTCAACATTAGATCGGGATTTCATCTTCGATCAATTGCCCCCGTCTTACCACCTTCGCCTTCGGAAATGCAGCCTTGATTTCCGCGATAGGCGAAGCCCCTTTCAGAACCCGCCCCACCTCCTCCACCGTCCAGGCTTCTGCGTTCCACCCTTCCGCCTTAGCCCGTGCCAGGACCGCCTGTGCATGGGTATCATCCTGACAGATGCAGATGGTGCCCCGTTCCGCCTCATCGGCCTGTACGGTCATCAGCGGCCCCGGAAGCGGTTCATACCCCGCAGCCCGAGCCTCCGCTTCCAAGGCCCGCCAAGCCCTCATCATCATGGCGTCCAGTTCCGCCATATCCTCGCCCGCCATTGTCGCCTGCCGGTGCATATCCTCTGCCGCCTGGAACCGCTCCCTAGTCGCGGGCGACACCAGACGCGGGAGCCTATCGAAGCCCCATTCTCTTTCCAGCCCCGCCACCAGTGTATCCAGCGCACCCGCCATCCGAGAGCGCCAAACCCATTCGCCATTCGCCTCTGTGAGTGGCGGGATAATTTCTTCTTTCACCATCTTTCCTCTCTCTCCCAAGTCAGGGGCTTACCCGTAACCGTAACACCGTAACACACCTAAAGGTGTGTGTTACGGGTGTTACGGTGTTACGGTAAGCTGCCCGAATGGCGTAACAAAGTAAAAAACAACGTGTTACGGCGCGTGTTACGGTGTTACGCCTAGCCTCCCACGCCATCTTAACTAACCTCGCTATCCTCTTGAACAAGCCACACATATCCATTGCTATGCCCCACCACGCGGAGTTCGATTAGCCTGTCTTTTGTCCGTTTCCATGTTACGCGCTTCTTACCCGGATCATCGATGGAGGCCGTAACAAACCACTTGTTACGCCAATGTTCTTCCGTCAATACTTTCCCTCTAGGTAGATCACCCCAACTTTCTTGACCATAACGGCTAATCATTTCTTTGATGTTTTCAATTGCCATCTTTTCCCACATATTGAGTTTGGGGCCGCGTGGTTTTACGTCTGCTGGATCAGCGGCGACCACGATGCAACTGGTGACGGGTTTGTCCCGCCGGTTGCGACCCAGTTCGATGGTCTGGAGTTTGAAGACCCATTCGCCTTCTATCTCTAAATCGCGTTGCTTCTTCACGCTGGCGACAGACGGACTATCTTTGCCTGCCTTGGTGATTTCGATCTCGGTATCCGTCGCGGCCCGCAACAGGCTATGCCCGCGCGCCCCTTTGGCGGTGTCCTTGCCTGAATGGTGTACAGCGTTGATATGGACGCCTGTAGCCTGCCTGATGCGGTCAATGTTGGTGACTAAGGCACCCATATCGTCTGGCGCGTTCTCATTCCCGCCCGCCAGGGCGCGGGACAGTGTGTCCAGCACTACCAGCCGCACCGGAACCTTCATCTCCTCCATGGCCCGCCTGATGGCGTCTATGAGCCTTTCGGTGTCGGCTTCCGGGTTCAGTAGGTTGATGGATACGGGGATGATGGCGAAGGGGATTTCCTCGCCTTCTAGGTTGAGGTGCTTTCTGAAGGCGGCAACGCGGTTGCTGATGCCGTGACTGCCTTCCAGGGCGCAGTAGATCACGCCACTGGCTTCGGTGGCGCGCCCGTTCCATTTGATCCCCAGGGCAACGTGCAGGGCCAGATCGGTCATAAAGAACGTCTTTCCGCAGTTACTTTCGCCGTAGGTGACGGACATTCCGGCTTCCGTGAGTAGTCCTTCAACGAAATCGGCTGCGTCGAGATTGGGGTGGATGGCGTTGAAATACACCAGTGGTAGCCCGCCATCAGGCGTAACATTGCCCGTAACACCGCCCGTAACACTTTCCTGTTGGTGTGTTACGGGCTTTGTTACTGCCCTATCCACCTTCACAAGCCCTCTAGCGGCTCTTTCCAGCGTGTAGCGTACCTTCATACGGAACTCTGCCTCACCCCGCCCAGGACGCCGGAAATCGACCTTAGCGGCGTATTGTGGCCAGCCTTCCGCCACCACTTCTTCTTCTGTTGGCAGGCGCCCCAGCTTGGCTTTCAGATCGGCGACCACGGCCAGGACGGTGTCCCGCATATACTGCTCTCGCCCGTCCGTGATCTGGCCGGGCAAGCCCAGCGGCCCCGGCGCATGGGTAACTGGCGTCACCGCGCCCGTGCCGTGGATAACGTCCTGGCAGATGAGGTCCACCATCGAATCGGTCAGGCTGGGTAGCCCCAGATCATCCACATGGGCATCAACATCCCAGGAGTACTGGCGCCCGCTGGCGTGGACCGAAGGCGGCGCAACGATGAAGCCGCCATCGCCCCGGATGTCCATGCCGGGCAGGATGCCGGTGCGCGTGGGAACCTTCTTCCCAGGATGGGAAAAAAACCTGTGGCACCCGCCGCCCCCGGTCAGGGCAACAGGTCCGACTCCGAGTCGCGGCAGCAGTTGCTGTTCTGTGGCGGCGCCAATGTCGCCATCGAAATCCGAAACTACGAGGTTACTGATGGCGCCGGTAACGATGCCAACCCCCATGGTGGGATCGGAGAACCAATCGCGCACCTCTGCTTCTGTCGCCCGGCGGTTTTGAAATTGGTGCCAGGGCAGTGCGGGTATCTTCTCACCGCGCCGCACGGGCACCACGGACCACCCCCGGCGCAGATAATATAGCGCCCATTCCAGCGCTGGCGCTGATAGGCTCGGTGCGGTCAGGCTCATGGCTTCTTCCCCGGATATTCGCTGTGTGGCGGGTATTCTGGGTCTTTGAGTGGGATGCAATTTATTTTTCGTCTATGATTTTTTGTTATTGACATTAATTCCATCTCCTCTATTTTATGCTTTATGAGCAAGCGCACTTCCATCCCCTCCCTGTCTTCCCATCCGGTTTCCATCCCGGCTTTGCCGGTTGGTGCTGTCGGCTTCATCAGCCGCCGCGCTGATCGCCCGGAGCGTTTGGCGCTCTTTAAGGCTGATGGTTCTTTGTCCAACAGCTTCGGCCTGGATGACACCATCGACACCTTGCGCCCGGTCCTGGCGCAGCACGGGTTTAGCGTCGATGCGGCGGGTATTGTTTGCCGCCTCGGCTAATGAAATCAACAGATTTCTAAACTCGATTGGCGTGGCGTTGCGAATCGCCTTCTTATGTTTGCCGCCAATCATGCTGACTAAGCCTTTCCTTCTGGCATATTCGTAGCCGTGGCGCTCAACCATCTTTGGGTCTAGGCGTTGTGGCAACTGCCCCCATTTCAATTCTGGCGGCTCAATTCCGCAGGCGTATAGCCAAGTAGCTTTACGGGCTTGGTGCCCGTAGTGTCCCTGCTCGACGTAACAGGTCAGCCCACTAAATTGATCTGCCTTGATCCACCCGCCAGACCTGGCGGGCCGGTTCAAGCCAAAGGCGCGCCATGCGTGGCTGTCGGCGGGGTGTTCCAGCACTCCGCCCCAGCGGCGCACGGCATACAGCGCAGCCTCAAAACACCCGCCATCGTCGCCTAGTTTGAATTGGTGGGGTTTGCGCGGGCTTCCGTGCCAGAACCGTCCCCACCGCTCGCATGGCGGATGAGCCACTACGGGCCAGGGGCCTTCGTATTGGCGCGCGTCTTTATCAATATCCCAAGGCTCCACGTTCTCTAGGTTGAAGTACGTCCCGCCTTTTTCGACATATAATGCGGCTATCATTGTTTCCTCGTTTAGAACAAGTTGCCTTGCTCGATCTTGGTGCGGGTTATTTTGGGGTTTTGGGCATCTATTTTGCGCGCCATAAGTTCTGGTATTTGGGCTGGCGCCTTGTTGCTGCCGTTGTGGTTTCTGGCAATATTGGTGCTGTCTGCTGACGCGAAAGGGCCAAGGCCCTTGCCCTGCCTCCTTCATGGCGCGGAGCATATGCACCCAAGGCTTTCTGCCTGATTTCTCCAACAGTTCCCAAGCTGCTTCGATCCGGCCCACCCAGGCACTGTTTCCTGGGGTGGCGTAAGCCCCACTGCTACCAAAACATAGCCGGGGCCATTCATCCGCCAACCGGCGCAATCTATCTAGGCTTTCATGCAAATGCCAAACAGGCGCGACAAACTCCCTGGGAAGCAAGTTGGCCTTCAGTAAAGCGTCATTGGCTTCTTCATCTCCATCAATCACATCTGGCAGAACCGCCCAATGGGGGTGACGCAATACCGGACCACACCATTCGTAAAATGAGGGCCAATCTATGGAAATGCCCCGCGTCCAGGCGGAGAAGGCGCCATTATCCAGCATGACAGATGCGCCGTGTTGCAGACACCACTTCAGATCATGCGGCGCCATAAATGACACGCAGAAGTGGCGCCCAGGCATGGTGGCGAGTGCGGTTCTGGGTGTGATTGGGGTTCCGTGATAGTGCAACATCAGCCGCCCCAGCGTGATTGGTTGCCTTTAATACCGGCATCAGATTTGGCTTCTGAAAGCGCCCCATGCAGGCATTTGATGCCTCTGGTTTGCGCCAAATGCTCCCACTGATGTTTAGTAAGCCCCAGCATCCTGCCTGCCTCGCTTACGGTGTATCCCTCATTGATTAAACGCCTCATTTCTCTCTCCCGGTATCTCATCATTCCTTCGCTTGCGCGTTCCATTGGTTCCCTCTTGCTGTGAAAGTGAAGGCGGCAATCCTTAAATTGCCGCCTTGGTGTTGTTAATCTTCGGCCTCTGGTTTTGCCTTGGCTTCTTTGGCTTGGCTGCACCATTCATGGGGCCGCACCAGCACCCAGCGATAGCCGCTATGCGATGGTGCTAACCGGCATTCACCTTGCCGACTGTCAGCGGGCACATACCACTGACAGTTGGCGCAAGTGATGTCGCGGGGGTGCTTAACCCTCATCAGAACGGTAGGGGTTTAGCAGCTTGCGGCGTTGGCGGAGGTAGCGCAGGCGCGCTCGGGGCGTGAGGTGCTGCCACACTTTGCGGGCCAGCCGATCCAGCCGAAGGCAATTCTGCCGGACGCGGTACCCACTTAATGATCGCGAAGTTGGGGGTGTAGTTCGAGCCATGCTTTCCCTTTACCTCGGTTGCGCCCTGGAACTGGACCACCGGCAGCAGCCCTTGGGCTTTCTCCGGCGCAGCTTCATATTGGCTATGCAGGGTGTCAATCGCGGCCAACACCGCGTTGGCGTTAGAACTGAACTCACGCACAGTCCGGTTGCCATCCAGCAGACGCATGGCGAAGCCTTGCTTTGGCTTGGCGGCGTTGCCGCGTTCGTCCACCCCGTAATCGCCAACAGGGCACGGGGGCAGAGGCTGGCCAATCTTCACCAGCGACCTTACCGGCGCCATGCCTGCCTTGAAGAACAGCCACCCAACTTGGATATTCTCCATATCCGCGACGAAGGCTGGCTGTTGGAAGGAAACATCTTCT